ATCCCCCAAAATTCTGACACATTTACTAGCCCTTTGTCAACAACTTCCTGGGCCATGACATGGCTAGGCCAGCTAAACGGATTGCTGCCCTTTGGCGGAATTACGCCGTCTTTGATGTACTTTTCTAGATAGGTGTGCATGCGTGTGCCACGGTTGGCAGCTTCGGTAGTAATTTGCTGTGCCTTTTCGTAGCCTACACTTTTACGCCAACGCTCTAGAATTTGTTTCTTTTCTTCAGACTTGGTTTTGTCTAGTATGGTGGTCACTGAGGGCAGATTTTTTCCATCTGGTGTGGCATAAAAACGTTTGCCTTCAACAACGACTCGTGGAATGGGTTTGTAGTTAAATTTAGGATTGTACATTGGGAACAAAAATCATGGATTGGTGTAAACTAACGCCTGTGTCAATTTTATTGCAAATTTCTGCAAACTGTTCTTGATCAGATTCATTTAGTACATTATACAATCTTTGATTGTACTTTGTAAAGTCCATTTTTGTTTTTTGATCAAAATATGCGGTATGATTAAGATATTTTTTCCAGAGTTGATCGTTGTCAGATGCTGTATCTAATTCGCCAATGGTAGTCACAATAAAATTATAAATGCCACGCATCTGATCTGGCCATTGTTTGAAAATTCTATGATCTAAACACTGTTGTAGCTTTTGAGCCAATTCAGGTCTATACCGTTGTGGCAGGGCCTGTACGTCAAGATGTTCAGTCTGATCTACTAGATTGGCAGCATAATTATGAAATACAAAACCACGCTGTTCGTACCAGTTGCACCAGTAATTCAACCAGTCATCAATATAGAATATGTTGTTGAGACTAAACACAGGACTCACTGCACATTTCCAAATGGGACGCATTACCTTGCGACCTTTCACAATGGTCATTTGATTTTTGTAACTGATCAAGGTATCTAGATTTCGTTCAATTTTTTCAAATCGCGCAGGCCAACGAATGTAGCTGTAGTTTTCTCCCACCGAGTCTATGCTGAGCAGAATATCCACACTTTTGAAACGGCTTAACAATTCCATTAACTCATCTCTGGGATTCACTGTCATGGCAGTGGTCAGTCTAAGATTGATTTTTTCAGCGATGCCTTGCCCGCACATCCAACTCAATAACTTGGTCATGCCCGGCTGAATCAGTGTTTCGCCACCAATGAAATGCACAAAAAAATGTTGATACCTGTTGTGTTTTTGCATGATAGCATTGGTTATAAAATCCCAATGCTGCTCGCTGTCGCTGATGTCAGTTTCAAAAAATTCATTGACTACGTTGTTGGTAATTCTAGCAAAGGTACTGCTTTCAAAAGGACTACAACTACGACAACTGAGATTACACAAATTACTGAATTTGATTCTAACTTCGAACTCTGCCACCTGTTTGCTCTTGATAAAATGTCCCAGACGATCCTGCGGCATTTCAACAAAGCTGCGCAGTCGTTCACTTTGTCCACCATTGGTTTCTTCTTTAAGACAGTGCCTGCAAGCATCAGGCCATTGGCCTTGCGCCTGTTGTTGTTTTATTTCAGCAAAAGGATCTGTACCTTTGCTGGGTACAAACAATGCCGCATCTAGATTGCAACAGCAGGTCTGAAATGTTTGATTTTTTGAAAACTCACTATGACGAATGTCAAGTGTGACATAGGGAGCTGGACACAGTGCAGGATGTTCTTGCGCCCAGGCCATGCGTTTGTGCAAAGCCTGCTGAATAACATCACTCATACCCTAAAACTTTCTCCGCAACCGCACCGATCTCGTTCGTTGGGATTGCGAAATTCAAATCCTTCGTTCAGGCCGTTGCGCACAAAATCAATTTCTGTGCCTTGTACATAAGCGCAACTTTTTGGATCTATAAAAACTTTGCAGTCATTACATTCAACACATTGATCTTCAAGTGCCGGAGAATCCACATACTCCAGCACATAGGCCAATCCTGAGCATCCAGTGGTTTTTACGCCAATGCGAACACCAACTCCGTGTCCTCTTCGGTTCAATGTTTGCTGTATCTTACGAGCAGCTAAGGGAGTTACTGTTATCATCTTTTGTACACCATCTTTTACATACTGTTGGTTGTTTGTCAGTGTTCCACGACTCAACCAAGCTGTCAAACCAGGCAATAGCTGACTCTACGCCCACTGTAGGGCCATGATTGCCATGCACATACTCACGTAATTCTGTGTTCCAGACCTGTAGAGCATTATGGTTGTGATACTGTTGGGGATTGTGCCCGGTCCAGCAACAGGGATACACATACCCATCAGATGCCACATAAACACTGCGTTCGCGCACAGCCCAGCAGTCAATGTTTACTTTTTTGCTGTCTGTGTATTTTGGCAACTCAGTAGCCACTTTGGCAATTTGATCTTGTATAAATTGATCGTTGACTTGGTCAGGATACTGCCAGTCGGTTCTTATTGAAAAAATTTTGTTTCCTTTTCGATCGTAACTGGGACCGTTGTTTCGATCTGTTTCCCGTTCTTCCAACCACATAAATCCCAGGTCCTTGGCCATTTGATACATTTCAGGCAATTGTGGCCGATTGTGGTCAAACACATTGGCCATCCATATTGCCTGACCGCCTGCATCAATGAAAGTTTTGGCATTGCGTATCACGTTTTCAAACACAGTGTCTTGACGATATAGACTGTGGGTGTCTGACAATCCGTCAATGCCAAATATACCAAATACCCTGAGCTTGGCTAACCTTTTCCAGAATTCTTTGTCTCGGGCGCCACCGTTGGTGTGTACTCTTATGCTCATGTCCGGGTTGGCCTGTCTCATGTAGGCAATGATATCCGGGGTTTCTGGATTCATTATTGCGTCGCCAAAGTTGCCGTTGATGATAGCAATGTGAACTTTACTGAGTCGGGTCAACGAAAATATTTTTTTAAAGTCATTGAGACTGAGATTGGTCTCAGTGTACCCCATGTTGTAGGGGTATCCTAAAAAATTTCGCGGACAGAAAGAGCATCTAGCGTTGCAAAGTGAGCTTAATTCTAGATGCAAATGATTGATTTCATATTGCATCCTGTACTTATCAAGTCAACTTAGCCTGTGCTCGTTGTTTGTAGTTTTCTACTGCCGCTTTGATGGCATCTTCTGCAAGTATTGAACAGTGAATTTTAACAGGGGGGAGGGCAAGCTCATCAGCAATCTCGCTATTTTTGATCGCTGACGCTTCGTCAAGTGTGCGTCCTTTGACCCATTCAGTAACCAGCGAACTCGACGCAATCGCTGAGCCACAACCATATGTTTTAAATTTTGCATCTGTGATTACTCCGTCTTTTACTTTTATTTGTAACTTCATCACATCACCGCAGGCAGGTGCTCCTACCATGCCAGTTCCTACGTCTTGATCGTTTTTGTCAAAAGATCCCACGTTGCGTGGATTCTCATAATGGTCTACAACTTGATTAGAATATGCCATATAGAATTCCGATCAATCAAAAGTTTGGTTAAACAATCTACCACGATATCTAAAAGTCACTGTTTCGCCTCGTTGTGTCACAACAGGTACAGCTTCGCACACAGTTCGGTGACTGATTCCGCCAGGATGAGATTCTCCACGACCAGCTTGATACCCTACTACCCCGCCTACCACAGTGGCTATATCGCGTCCAGAGCCGCCGCCAATTTGGTTGCCAATTGCGGCACCAGCAATGGCTCCCAACACCCCACCTGCGGCATTGCCCGATGAGTACGGAGTTTGTACAGCAATCTCGCGGCATTGTTGTTGATATGTGGTGATCATGCGTGGTTCAACACGCACAATTTCTGCGGTACCATAACTGTTGTATTGGGCCATGGCCAATGGGGCAGTGGCTGTAAACAGAGTAAACAAAATTGCCAAACGGGTCATACAGTTCTCCAGAAGTTAGTGTACATACTATACACTATTTAACATTTTGTGTCAACTGTTACAGTTGACCAATTTGATTAGACGCCACGGTCTCGATTCATTGCCGATTTGGCCGCATTAGCCACAATGTCCTGCGCCTTGTTCACTGGCATAGCAACAGGTTCTTGTTGTCCAGCGCCCTTGAACACAATTTCATCAGAATCAGGTTGCATAGGTTCTAGTACCGAACTCAATGGAGGCTGCCCAACAATTTCTTCTATGTTATAAGGAGTTACGTTGATATCTAAACTTTGTGCCAAGCTGATAAAGGCGTCTTTGCTGATTTGTCCACGAGAGTTGGTGTCCCTGGCACGACCGGTCAGGAACTGCACCAGACCCAATAATTCATCTGGTCGTGGTGTGCTGGCCTCAGCACCGGCAAACTCTCTAAGTCGCATTATCTTTTGGCTCTTCCCAGCGCAGCCGGTGCAGGTTCCATACCTGGTTCAGCCATGGCAGGGTCTACGGGCATTTCAGCGCCCATATCAGCACCAGCAGCCATGTCACCTGTGGCGGCGGCCATATCAGCACCAGCAGCGGCCATATCAGCACCAGCCGGTGACATGGCTGCTGGTTGACCAGTTACTACACCAAGGGCAGAGTCAAGCTGTTGCTTGGTACCTTGGATGTTCTGCAATAGACCTGTAAGTGCGGCTGTAGCATCTTGATTAAACTGTGTGGCTTGGTCTATGCCAACTTGATTCTTGATCGAATCAACTAGAGCTGGAAGTTCTTTGAACTGTAGCTCGCTTACATCTTCAACCATGCTTTGCATCTTGTCAACCATGTCTTGAGCAGCCAACACAACTTGAGCCTGTTGAATTTCGCTTTCGTTTAGACGTCGTGCCATTTTGCGGAAACGGCTTTCGGCCTGCATCATTGCAGCACCAGCTACCAACTTTTGCTCTTCAGGATTCAATGTTTGGCCAGCTTGACTCTTCTTGAGAGCTGCTGCCAGTTTAGGATCTTTAGCAATAGCACCTTGCACCGCAGGTTTTTGTGCGGCTCCTGGGGTCATTCCTGTTGCAGGCAAAGGAGTTGCTTGTGTTTGTTGCTGTGCTACCAAAGCCTGCTCAAGCATAACCAGCTTGAGATACCCAGGATTTTTCTCACTGTGATGACGGGCAGTGCTTGAACGATGTTCAGCTAGCAGCCCACGAACACGAGTTAGTAGATGCTGTGTTTGACGACGGTTTAGGTTGTCAAACTGAATGGTAGAGCCAAAATAACTTTCGAATACTTTAGCAATTTGTTTTGTTGGCTGTGGTGCGGCCAGTTCGTGCAGTTTCATTTGCAAATCCTTTTAGTTGCCAATATTTAGCCGAATTTAAACATTTTTCTAATTCAGAATCTAGCATGTTGAAGTAATCAATTTTGCGTTGAATCTTGGTGTTTACAGACTCTGCAAAGTCTGCGTTTCGGCTGTGATTAGCTAGTTGTTGTCGGCAGTGAATATCCGCTGCCAAACTCTGACGTTTGTTGTCCAATATTTGTATGTTACGGGCTAGTGCATATCTTTGTAGTCGATCTGCTACACACCAACTCATAGCCACACGTTTGCTGCCAAAAACTATAGTTTCGTTGTTTTTGACTTGAACAACAACATGTTCTTTTTTAGGTATAATTCTGTATTTGCCAAAAGCTGTGTAGCCGCCTGAGCCGTCAGGTACAATCAATTTGTCTTGCAACTGTTTGATTTCACGATCAGCAAACTTTTCTAGCTTTTGTGTACGATTCATACTACTACATAAGTTGTGATCAACCAAGCCACAGTAGCGGTCAATGCACCAATGATGCCTATGCCCCAACCAATAAGCTGATTGTTTCTTTTTTCTGACATATTGTGTATGGCAATTTTGATAGCCTCAAGGGACTGAGACAAATTTTCAATCTTTTCGTCTAAAGTTTCCAGTTTGTTTTCTAGCAAACGGTAACGTTCAGCGCAAAGTTCAACGTGCGCTTCTAAACTTTTCTTTTCAATGTCAGTGGTATCAGGCATATGGTCCATCCAATGCTTTATTTATGGGTTCAAACCAAATGTTTGTATCAGGACCTGAAGTTATCAATGCTGTGCTAGACGTCTTGGTTTCTTTGAGCCCTGTGATCATTGGCACATTGTTGCACTCATTGGTTAACGAATCAAAATCGTTTTCCCGTCCACTCAAACTATAGACCAAGGGCTGATCAACTTCAAACTCAAACTGCCAAACACCATTGTTGCACTGCGCCGGTACAATGTCAACTGGCTGTGTTCGCAAACTTATCAACTGATTGATAGTTTCCCAATTGCGTTGTTGATTACGGCTGAAATTCCAAGACGCTTGATCAGTTACTGGTTGACCCGCCTTGTCTTTAAACGGCATGCTAGAAATCCTATAATGACCAGTTACGCCAGTGAGTGAGCAATCAAAAAGAGTTCTACAGAGTATTCGCATTATGCGAGTATTTAACGGCCAACAAAAAACCCAGGATATTTCTAACCTGGGTTGGTTGTTTAATCAACTAGTGATTAGGATGCAGCTAGCTTGAAGCCAATGCTTGTGGCGCTGTCCAACTGATAACCTGTGAAGGTGACGTTGGCCGCACTCAAGAATGTAGCGGCGTTGGCAAATGCACCTGTTGGATACACAGCAAAGCTCAATACTGTACCGTCAACTTGGTACATAGCGATTGTGGCAGTTTGTTGAATAGCGTTGATAACGTTAGCAACATATTCTTGCACGCCTTGTTGTGACACAACAGTAGTGTTGGCAACAGCGCGGAAGAAGTCCAGC